TTGCATACCAGGGCATGAAGATTGAAGTCAATGGTCAGATGGGCGTGATCGTGGGCGCCAACAACTCTATGAATTTGGATGTATGCTTCGAAGGCCGGTATTATGCAGAAAACTGCCATCCATGGTGGAAAACGAAGTATTTCGACCGTAAAGGCAATCTAATCAAAGAATTCAATGACTGAGGCGAAAAGGATATGAGCAGCGACGTTAAATTTTGGCGGTATTATGTTCCTTCGGTGGACGGCGTGGAAGGCTGGGGGATTTTCATTCTAGACTCAACCGGGATGTTCTCAGCTGTTACAGATTACGGCAATGCAGCCTACAAATTCGATGTACGCGCTGGCGAAGACATTCGCAAGTATTTCGCAAAGGGTGTTCCGGGAAATTTGATGGAAAAACTATTCTACGACCTGCAGCGGTATGATGGCGATGAAACCCTAATCCGAGTAAAAAAATGCATCTTGGAAGGCCGGCGGAATGGGTCATACTCCAGCGAACAAGCGCGGGCGGAGTGGGATCTCCTTGAAAAGAATGATTGGTTAGACAATGAAGCGGATTTTGTTCGCTGGTACGATGACAGTATTATCTATGATTCTGGCGAGTTGTACACGATGGGTTACCCGCCATCTTGCAATGGGTTTGTAAATAAGCTCATGCCGCGGCTCTGTTCTGCCATAGCCAAAGAACTGGCCGATGAAAGCGCGGGAGTGGCAGTATAGGCCGGAGGCCATCATCCCGACAGAATAAACCCAGCGCAGCGGGGGCCGCCAGCCTGTGAACTTATCCTTATAAGGAGGAACATACTACTATGATTATAAAGACCATACAGAGCCTTACAGCGCCTACAGGACAGATCGTCTCTGGCGTATCCTTTAGAGCCAAACGGGAGCGGGACGGATACCGGATCAACTGCGGAGAGCACAGCGGTATCTTTGTACCGGCAACTGCAGCTTTCGTTCTCAGTGACATCCAGCTCGAAGAAGACGGAAGACGCCGCCGCGGCAGCCGCTATGACTGAGCTCCTGGCAAGCTATGAAGAAACCAAGCGGCAGCTGGCCGGACAGATTGCTCAACTCGACAAAGTGCTGGAACCACTCAAGGAACGTCTGAAGACAGCAGAGACCAAGCAGGAGCGGGACCTGATCCGCAAGCAAATGGAGCCGGTCAAGCTGCACAAGAATGCACTGGCCGCCAGCGTCAGCGATCTGGAGTACAGCATTGAATGGCTACGGACAGGCTATCCGCCGGGCTACCGCAGGCCGATGGAGCGACGAAGCATATCACAGCGAACCAAGGTATGGGATCCGCAATGGATGGAATACCTGACAGCTTACGAGTATGAGTTCGAAACCGCTGAGGTTGGCCAGCCGCTGACCCGGGAAGAAGAATGGAAGATCGAGGACGCGCTGCGGAATCTCTCGGAGCGGGAGCGGCAATGTTACGTGCTGCATCATGCAATCGGAATGTCCATGCAGAGCATTGCTTATGAAATGGGGATCAAGAAGGGTTCAGTGCAGGTCATGCTGCGGCGGGCTGACCAGAAGATAGCCTTCAACAAAGCGAATAACCTGTTCCTGCTCTGTATGTGATATCTTGTCTTACGGTTGCCACCTATAGGTATAAGCTATAAACGATTAATCATTAATAGGTTTGTGACGGGTGGGAGTCGCTGAGAAGCGGCTCTCTTTGTTGTGTTACAAAGGTGGTGAGCGATTTGAAGGTAAAGTGCAGTTGCATGCTTTGTTCTTGGAATACACTCCTCAGCAGCTTTAGGGCAGACGGAATTAAATGCCCTGAGTGTGGCGGTCCTGTGTTCACAAAACCAATTGAAAAGGATGATTCTGTGTTGAAGAAGAACCGTCAGCCATGATCGAGTATAAAACCATTGAACAGAAGCGGAAATTCTACGACAGCACAAACTGGAAAGAGATCCGCGAAGAGGTGAAGCGGCGAGATAACTATGAGTGTCAGCCGTGTAAGCGGCAAGGCCTAGTCCGGATTGACACCAATGAATACAGCGAGTCAGCTCGCCGGAAAAAAATTCAGCTCGTTGTCCATCACATCAAAGAGCTTGAGGATCATCCGGCATTGGCGCTTGAGATAGATAATTTGGAGACGGTGTGTGTTGAGTGCCATAACAAAGAGCACGGCCGAGTGTTCGAGAGAAACGTGAACAGATGGGAATCTGACGAACGTTGGTAATGTTTTTTATTTTTCAATCCCCCCCGGTGAAAATATTTTTGAATTTTTTTCAAATTTGGGCACCGGTGGGGGGAGTGTTTTGTCGAGTTTTTTGGCATGTATCGCGCGATAGGGGGGGTAGGGGTGGATGCAAAGAAGCTGAAGGCGATCAAGTCGGAGCTGCTCAAGCGGATAGACCGCAAAAGTAAGGTTCAGGTTGAGAAGGTTGAGCGGTATGTGAATCTCGTTGACATCTATTATATGCTGGACAAATCAATCGAAGAGCAAGGCGTCATGATCACTGTGGAGAATGGTTCGCAAAAATACACCAAGCCCAACCCTGCTATCGCGGAGAAGAATAAAGTGAACAGCTCGTTGATCGCTCTCGGTAATGATTTGGGATTGAAAACACCCGTACCAACGCAGGATGGTTCAGGTGATGGCAGCAAAAGTGATTTGGTATAGATGCTCAAACAAAAATATGTAACGGAATATATCGCTCTTTATCGAGAGGGCAAAATTAAGTTCAACGAAGAACGGGAATTACTGGTGACCTACCTGGAGCGGGATGTCCTATCCCGGGATGATCTGTACTTTGATGACAGCATGATTGAGAACTGCATCAAGTTTGCGGAGAAATGGTACTTCCCCCTGCTGCCGTTTCAGAAATTCCTGATCGCTTTTATTTTTCTGTTTTTTAAAGATACAGGCCGGGTGTTCTATCGAAAGTTTCTTTGGATGATGGGCCGCGGCGGTGGTAAGAACGGATTGATTACAGTCGTTTGTCACTTCCTGATCAGCGAGCTGCATGGCATCCGGGAGTACAACATATCCGTAATTGCAAACTCGGAAGAGCAGGCCAAGACATCGGTTGAGGAAGCCGCCAAAACCATCAAGCGGGAACCGACGCTGCTGAAGCATTTCAAACCTACGGCTATGCAGGTGCTGTCCAAAAAAATGGACAGCATTTTTAAATTCCGCACCTCGAATGGGAATACAAAGGACGGCCTGCGTGACGGAGCGGTTGTCTTTGACGAGATCCATTACTTTGAAACCAATGTTGATGTCAGGGTGCATATATCCGGTCTCGGCAAGAAGAAGAACCCAAGGGAATTTTACATTGGGACGGATGGGTATATCCGTGAAGGATTCTTGGACAAATTCAAGGAAAAGGCCTTGAAGGTATTGAAAGGCGAGGCTCGGGTAAATTCAGTTTTCCCGTTTATGTGTAAGCTCAATGACGAGAAGCAGGTGGATGATCCGAAGTATTGGGAGCTGGCAAACCCGATGCTGAGTGAGCCGAGAAATGAGTATGCCCAGGGCCTATACGACACGATCAAGGAAGAATACGAGGATCTGGCGGACGACCCGTCAAACCGAGAGGAGTTCATGACAAAACGCATGAACCTGCCTCTGACGGACCTAGAGAAGTCAGTGGCGAAATGGGAAGAGATAGCCGGCACGGATCAGCCATTGCCGGACCTTGAAGGGAGAGAATGCATTGGGTGTATTGACTTTGCTCAGATTCGAGATTTCGCTGCCGTTGGCCTTGTCTTTAAACATGATGGCAAGGTCCCGTTCATCACACATTCTTTCACTCGCAAAGAATTCGTTGATAAGTACTACGGGTATTCCATGCGCGAAGTTGAGACCACTCAAAAGTTTGCCCCCATAAAGGAATGGGAATCCCGGGGATTACTCACGGTACTTAATGAGGAAATGATCAACCTTGAGCACATCGTCAATTGGTTTGTAACAGCTCGCCTAAAATACAGCATTAAGAAGATCATCGGCGATAATTACCGGATGGAGATGCTGAAGCCTATGCTGGAGGCAGTAGGTTTTGAGGTTGAGGTTATCCGGAAGCCGGAGGCCATTCATGGGCTGCTAGCGCCGCGCGTAGAGACTTATTTCTCTAAAGGTATGTTCGTCTGGGGAGACAACCCGTTGATGCGCTGGTACACCAATAACGTGCTGGTAACGATCAAGAAGGACGGGAACAAGGTTTACGGTAAAAAGGAGCCAATCCGGAGGAAGACGGACGGGTTCCAGGCCTTGATATGTGGCTTATACCGGTTCGAGGAACTGGACGAAGGCAGTATTGCGGATGCCTTGGATGCTTTGGACGGACTTATATTCTAACGGAAAGGAGGAATCAGATTGGGTTTCTTGGATAGTGTGCTGCGGCGTAACAGCGAGTTGGAGTCCCTGTTCGATCTGGATGTCTTTGATGACGTGGACAAGCGGAAATATCTGAAAATAATAGCAATGGAAACATGTCTGAATTTCATTGGTCGCACCATCAGCCAGAGTGAGTTTCGGATGATGCAGGATAATAAGCGCCTGCGTGACGATTGGGATTATCTTCTGAACGTTAGGCCAAACACGGATCAATCGGCAGCGGAGTTCTGGCAAGCGACTATTCACCGGCTGATCAGCAAAAACGAAGTACTGATCATCTTGAGTGATCAGAATGAATTACTCCTTGCTGATAGTTACGATCGTGTTGAGTACGCCTTATTCCCGGACATTTTCAAAGGTGTAACGGTCAAGGATTATACGTTCAAACGCTCATTTAATATGGATGAGGTTATATTCTTGACTTACAACAATGCCAAGCTGACGAGTTACATGGATGGGGCATTCGAAGACTATACACTGCTTTACTCAAGGATGATGGAGACACAGAAGCTGAACAATCAGGTTCGAGGGATTGTGGAAGTGGATTCTACCCAATCACTTGACGAGAACCGGCAGAATAAACTTCAGGAGTTCATTGATAAACTTTTTAGGTCATTCAGGAACAATGTAATTGCGCTGGTGCCTAAACTGAAAGGCTTTGGATATACCGAGGTTAACAAAGGCGATAACAACGGAAAGTCCTTTGATGAGGTTACGAAGGTCAAGCGCGATGCGATTAATGATGTTGCCAATATTCTCGGCATCCCGACTTCACTAATCCACGGCGAAATGTCCGACTATGAAACAGCCATAAAGGCATATATCAAATTTTGCATCAGTCCATTGATTAAGAAAATCCGTGATGAACTGAATGCGAAATTGATATCCCGCAGCGAATACATGAAGGGCCGGCGTATTGATATCCGGGGGATTGCCGAAATTAATCCGCTGGAACTGGCTTCTTCGGTTGACAAGCTGCGGGCAAGTGGCGTCTATAATGGCAATGAAATCAGAATAAAGCTAGGGGATGAGCCTGTGGACAATCCGGCCCTTGATGAATATGTGTTAACGAAGAATTACCAGTCGGCTGCAGAGTCTGCCGAGGAAGGAGGTGAGGGGGAAAATGCGTAGATTGACCAAGCAAGAATATTTCAAGTCATTTAAAAATCAAGCGTATGTCGAGCAACTGCAGCGGGTTGAGCGCAAATTCGAGACGATCCGTAATGAATCGGCCGGGTACACGGAATTGACGATCTATGGCCTGATCGGAGATTCCTATTGGGAGGATTCCGTATCTGCTTTAGATATCGACAATGCGTTGAAGAGCATCACCGGTGATATCGTCATCCATCTTAACAGCCCCGGAGGTGATGCGTTTGACGGCATCACAATCTATAACCGGTTGAAGAAGCATGACGGTAAGGTGACGGTTAATGTTGATGGCTGGGCTTGCTCGGCAGCATCAGTTCTTGCCATGGCAGCTGATGAATTGGTCATGGGCCTCGGATCGATGATCATGATTCACGAAGCCAGCTCGATCGTGTGGGGCACAAAGACTGAAATGCGCAAAGAAGCCGATGTGCTGGATGAGCTCGAAGAGGGCATTATCGACATATACATGACCAAGGCAAATGTCAGCCGGGAAGAGATCCGCAGCGCGGTTGATGCCGAGACATGGTACGGAGCACAGAAGGCGATCGATATCGGCTTTGCTACAAGCACTGTGGCAACCGACGGCAAAGATAAAGAGATTACCCAACTCAGGGCACAACTGGCCAGTATGAAAAATGAAATCCAGCAACTTAAAGTTACCCCGAAAGATGAACCGAAGCCGGCTGCAGCAGCGGCGCCGCGGTTCATTTTTTAATTTCAAAATAAACGGAGGTCATTGAAAATGACAATGAAGCTGAAGGGCAAGATGGAAAACTTCGAAGCGAAGAAAGCAGCTTACATGAACCTGGTCAAAGAAGGTGCCGATGCCGAAAAACAGGCGACGGCATGGAATGAGATGCAAGATGCCTTGGTTGCCGATCTGACTGAAAAAATTACGGATTCGGTACGCGATGACAACATCGACAGCCAGATCCTGACGGCGCGCGGTCAGAACGTGCTGACTTCCAAGGAGCGTAAGTTCTTCAACGAAGTCATTTTGACTGGCGGTTTCGCTGAGGATACAATCCTGCCGATAACCACCCAAGAAAGAGTGTTCGAAGACCTGGTGGCAGAACATCCTTTGCTCGAAGAGATCGGCCTGCAAGATATGGGCGCGGTGACGCGCTTCATTGATGCTGACGCAACTAAAACATACGCATGGGGAGCACTATTCCTGTC